TCTTAAGATATTAGATAGGAAGTTTGAAAGAGAGCACGAACTGAAGAAGTTAGATGTTGAAGTCTCTATCGCTAAGATGCAAGCAGAGTTTGCTCTACAGCAGGGACATCAACGTCTACAAGAGCATGAATTAGATGCTATCGGTGAAGCATTCAAACAACAAGCAGAGTCTGACAGTAAGGCTTGGAAGTGGGTAGCATCACTATCTGCTTTGGTTAGACCAGCAGTGACGTACTGGTTTGTAGCTTTCTATTCAGTTGTCAAAGCTGCTGGGCTATATCTAGCTTTTCTTCAGGATGGTTCTTGGACAGCAGTGTTGTTATCAGGATGGACTGACTACGATGAAGGTATGCTATCATTGATTCTAACTTTTTGGTTTGTTGGTAGGGTATGGGAATCAAAGAAGTAATCGCCATTGCTGAACCACTAATCAAGAGATTCGAAGGCTGGAGAAGTAAACCCTATCTGTGCAGTGCTAATGTTCCCACCATAGGCTGGGGATCTACAATGTATGAGAATGGTGATAGGGTTACCTTAGATGATCCTGAGATCTCAAAAGAAAGAGGACAGGAATTGTTCGAACTTGATGCAGAGAGATTCCTACTTCAAGTCTACAAAGCCTGTCCAGTGTTGACGAAACACCAAAATAAAGCTGCTGCAATACTTAGCTGGACTTACAACTTAGGACCAGCTAGGCTTAGATCATCCACGATGCGAACAAGGATAAACAAAGAAGAATGGGAGGAAGCTGTTCAAGAACTAAAGCGTTGGAATCTTGCAGCAGGTAAAGTAACCAGAGGCCTTGTTCTTCGCCGTGAAGCAGAGGCGACATTATTCCTCCTTAGCCCATCCAACAACAAAGCTAAAGATAGCGATGTTGATGAAGACAAAGAACCCTTCCAGAAGAACCTCAGATCCGTCCTCGTCAGCTACGACAAAATCATCAGAGTAACAAATCCCTAACATAAACCCTGATAGAAAAGACCAACCCCATATATTCGGCATAGTTTTCCTTAGTGACCTTTATAGACCCCTTTGCAGGGGTCTTTTTTTTATCTAGATTTCACACACACCGGCTACACAGGCAAGCTGCTGTGCACCTTCAACGTTATCATCATTCTCTTTAAGCATATCCCAGTTGATGTCTGTAGGCATCTTAGCTAACAAGGCTTCATATTCTTCCTTGCTGCATGTCTCATAAGGAGCCTGCCTATACGTACCCCCATCCATTGGAAGGAATGATACACCAGTGCAGATATCAAAGTTGTCATACACCCAAGCCCCTACAGTAGGCCAATCATTCTCGTTAACTGAGATAGTTACTGAAGGTTTATGTTCGCACCAGTGAAGCTGATACACACGCCATAGCTTAAGATGAGATATAGCATCAACATCATCCCTGGTGATAGCACCTTCAGGAGCCTTCATAGGAAATGAGAACACAGTAGTGCTATCTGGTCTCATCACACAAGGTTCACTAGGAATACCTTGTTCAGTCATAAATGCCGTGAGAGGATCTTTTTTATCTGAACGTACACGCCTAATGTAATACTGGGCATGTTGAGGATGAATGCCAGAAGCAGTGCCGCAAAGCTGAGACACAGTACCAGAAGGCTTGACGCAAGTGATAGCAGCAGAGACAGGAATATTAAGAGCGCTTGCTGTAACTTCGTTAGCAATGATTGCTTCATTTCTCAACATCTCCAATCTTGCTGGTAACGCTTTATCATCAGGATCATTCAGTAGTTTATGATCATAGATACCTGTCAGTGATACACCCAATAGACGCTCTTCAGCGGTATTCTTTTCCCAGATCTTACGTAGGTATGGGAAGGTAGTCATTGTGCTCTGCCAAGTGCCTAGAACAGCCGCTACACGTACTTTGTACATCAAGTCTTGTAGAGTGTCCGTATCACGAACAATGACCTCTGTGAGGTTACAGAACTGGTAAGGACGAAGGATAATCTCTGAGCAAGGATTCGTACCGAAGTCATGGTTAGAATCTCTACGACCATTGATAGCTGCTTGCTTCTTCGATGCGTCTCTGTTAAAGATACCACGCTCACCTGAATGGCTTTCATAGATCGAACACCATTCACGCATGAACTGCCCTACTGAAGGCTTTACATCATACACAGCAGAGTTGTTAGCAAGGCTACGCTGTCCTTGTTGTTCCCACCATGCTCCTGCTTTAGCGTGTGCCATACGATCATCACTTAGATCGCTTAAAGAGATCATCGCAGAACGCCGCACACCACCCACAACAACAACCTCCCCGATCTTGCACAAAATATCATGGCATTCAAGGGACGACAGACGACGATTTTTGGCCGCTTGGAACTTCCTAATAACAAATTTGAATAGTTCAACGAGGGGTTCTGGACCAGAAGCTCTGCCTCCAAAGGTCTTAAGTCTGGAGCCAGCAGGTCTAACTTTGGATACATCCCAGGTTGCAATTTCTCCAGCGTATAGTAAAGCAATGAGTTGTCGTAATGCTTTAGCCCAGCCCTCTTTGCTGTCGGATACCACGATAGTAGTTTTACTATCGAATAACTGATCAGGGACTTCAGGTAGTTGATTAACATACTTAGCCTCTACTGAGAATCCAACGCCTGTACCGCATAAGAGGATGTACATCGCCTCATCAAAGGACTTAGGGTCGTCGATAGGCAGATAACTACAGTTATAACCAGCAATGTTCTGACGCTCAAGTGCCTCTCCAGCAGTCATCATACAACGCATCGAAGGCATCACATCCATGTTTAGGATTGCTTTATGCACTGTCTTATAGATGTGTTGTGGGATCTCATACTTGTGTTTATCTAACAGTTGTTTCTTCATGAATCCCATGTAGCGTTCAACTGTTTCACTCCAGTTCTCACGTCTGCCTTGTTCGTCAATGAAACGACTGTAGCGGCTTTTGTGGATAAAACTTGAGTAGTTATTTAACTTCATTCTTCTTCCTCTTTGGTGTCATCTATTTCGTCAACAAGTTGGTCAAACATGGCTTCGATTCTGTCCTCAAACCTGTCTACCAGTTCTTCCGCTGTTATGTTCAATATCTCAAGTAGAGATATTTCATCCAGTCTCTTAAGTTTTTCAAATAAGTCCAGAATCGTTAAAGCCATAGTTACTCCTTATAGTACTTACTCTTTACTAAGTCATAGTTCTCAATCACATACTCCAGATAATGTACTGCTTTAAGTAGATCTTCTCTACCATTCTTTCGTTGGTGTCTCTGCACATACTTAACAACATTAGCTAACCAAGGGTCTAGTGACCATGCTGAAATCACATCCCAGGGTTGCAGTGTTGTCTGCTTATAGTGATCACCACCAACCTGTTTAGCTTGGTTTGAGTATTTCGGCAGCAATTGGTTCACTCCTTCTTTGTTGTTGCCATCCACCACAATCTTTGCACTGGTAACGTTGGTATTTTCCAGTGAGGGAGGTACTAAACCCTCGTCTCTGTAGATTGATACTAGCACATCGTGTGCAGCTCTGGTGATCTTTGTTGACTGAGATGTTAGGGTGGGTTCGAATCCAGGGAAGAAATCGCTCATAAACCTTCTCCAGCAATATGACATCCTGTTTGTTGTACTGCTCCATGACTTCCCATGCTGCTTTGTCTTTGTTCATACACTTGATCCAAAGTTCAAAGCCTTCATGCTTAGTCTTCTGTCCTAGTCCTAATGCTCTAGATACGTAGTCCAGCTTGTTACTAGGAAACCTAAATTCCTTTCTAGCAGTCTTCAACAGGTCAATCTGATGGTAAGGTGCTGGAGGAGACATACCAGCCTCTAGGAACTCTTTGTTTAGTGTTGGTATGTCAAACCTAGTTCCATTGTAATGTACCACAGCATCGCATTCATCTAAGAGACTATGGATCTTCTTTAGCATAGTCTTCTTACCGTTTAGGATACTGCTGAACATTAACTGATCACCTTGATACCACTTAGCGGACCAACACAAAACACTACTGCTGTCTACGATCTGGCTGATGCTGATGTTCTGTTGAAATAAACCCCAGACATACGCAGTGTTAGGTGCTGATTCGATATCAAGTAGAAGGATTCGCATCAGCGTCTGAGTCCGAATCTGTATTATAGTGTTTCGGATCATCGTGTCCAAAGATGTTAACGATATTTCCGAACTGTTTCACGAATACTTTATCTTTAACATCGTAACCGTAGTAAGCACCAATAGCTTCACAGGCTTTCTCTAACAACGTAGGCCAAGCAATACCAGCATCATAGGTAACATTGATACCAACGGTATGGTGTAGTGGAAAACCATAGTCAGTATTGTATTCCTGTGATTCTTGATCTTCGTTTGATGTTATTGACATATTTAAAATAATTCTACTATCGCTCATCTTCATCTCCATTCATTAGGGCATCCCAGGCATTAGGGAATACTTCAGAGCAGACTCGGCAGATGTTCTCTGCAACGATCCTTGTCTCTGCTTGGGCTTCCTTTGCTAACCTTAATTGA